GAATATGATGAAAGACCCAGTTTGGTTATAGAAGGAATACTAGATTGAAACTGTTATTGAATTTATCGTTATGCTGGTTAGGAGCATTTGCATTGATGTTGATTAGTTTAGGTATTCTAGGATCGTTCTACGATAAACGAGAACTAATGGAGATAACGGGCGGAAGCGGGCTGACAGTATACCTAATTTGGGTTGCGGTGTTGTCGGCCGCTGTGTTATTTCGTCATTTCTATTCACGAGTGATTAACTCATAAATCTCTTTCCAATTGTTTACTCGCTTAACATTTAGGTTACGTGTGTCAAAATCTTGATTATGATTATGATTCATTAAAAAAGCATTTAGTCCGCGAACAGCACCGCACACTGCATTTTCCGGTTTATCCTCAACCCAGTAGCATCCGGTATTTTTATAAAGATCAAGCACTTCATCCTTATCAGCACCTGTGTCGAGGTATACATAGTCTTCGAACACAGTATCTCCGAACATTTCTCTAAGGTTTTTAGTGCGCAGATGTTGTGAATATTGGTCATTACTTAAACTTGTAATAGCATGGAAGATGTAACCGTGTTCTTTATGCAGTTTTTTCACATAATGCATCGCATCACGGAATGGAGGTAGTCTACGAATCCATGCACTTTCGTTAAACATACGTATCAATCGTTTAGATTCTACCTTGTCTATTCCATATTTTTTATTCATTAAATAATCATTGCGGTGCTCTGGATTTATAACATAGCCGTGTCTCCTCATCCAGCTTTCAAATGCGTATGGCCAGTCAAGGCAAACGCCGTCTATATCTGTTAAAATTACTTTTTCTTTCATAATGCAAGTATACACTCTGTTTCTGAATTGTCAATCAAAAAGAAAGGGTCCGAAGACCCTTTCACTCTACTTTATTATTGTAAGGACTATGTCCCAATTATGATAGTAGATCCTTACTTACGATTAATAAAATCGTAGAATTTTTCTGCGTTCTCAAGAACTTTTTCCACGCCGGGGACTTCTGGCATTTCAACTTTGTTTACGATCTGTCCAGTTTCCGGATCGCGAGTTGCACTTTGCTCGAACCCTGCAAATTTCACAGAATATTCGAACTCTGTAAATGCTTTTGCCATGCCAAGAACTTCTGAACGGATTTCATATCCATTTTTGTTAAACTTAACTTCGGGTGATTTTGGCGTGTATTGTTCTGCCATGGTCTTGAATTGATCAGCCATTGCTGATAACTGTTGGGTAACTTGATTAAAGTCATTCATTACTGTTCTCCTTGTGTGTATGTGTAATGTGCTACAAACTGTAGCGTAAGTATTTACTTCTTGTCAACCGGCTTTGAATCTTTTTTGATTCATCTTCGCCAAAGTATGGTATATGTGCCACGATGTTTCTTTCTATGGGTTTCTGTGTCCAGTGTTGAACGATGCCTTCCTGCACCGTTCAGCGATAATAATATCATCAATATGACACTGGTTTGTTTAAAATCGAACTAGTGTCTATCCTTGATCATATCCATCATTAGACTTTTAGCCTGATCATGATAGCCCATTCTAGATAGTTCTGATGCGGCCTTGGCTCTGCCTAGCAGTTCCAGTCTCCACATAAGTCCCTTCCAGCAGTTTTTAAGAACACGCCCAGTATCAAGGGTCGGACGTCTAAACGCTACATCATTTCTGCTTGCTTGCATTGACTGTTCCATTATTGTTTCACCTCCATGCCAGCATAGTATGAGGTTAAGTGCATTCCGTGCACTTTCTGAAACGGTGCAACACCATACATTAATTGTTTCTGGCGTCTTTCTAGGTCTTCTAGGCTTGTGGCCTGTGACAGATATCGTTCTTCCTCTGTCTGAGAAGTTTTCTTGAGTTCTTGTGAAACCCATTTCAAAAATGTTTTCATTGTTTAGTTTTCCTTAGTGTATGTGTTAATACTATTGTAGCACAGTTTTTGTGCTGTGCAACATATTTAGCACTCGCACAATAAAATAATTTAGATTTATTGCGTTTCAGCTGTTGATAAAATTTAAAAAAGAGTGTTAAATACTAGTTGTATTTTTGGAATAATTATGAAGCTTAGAACTAGATCAATACTTGAAGAACTAAATGCTATTGCAGAAAGCAGAGATACTGATAATCTAATCGAAACTCGTGCTACCAATGTAATAGAAAGTGCAATAAATCTGATAGAACTTATTCAAAAAAAATATTCGATCGATGAAGCAGACGAACTTGAGCGTAGATTAATTAATTCGATAAAAGGACAAGATCCTGCTAAGTTTCATAGGTCGATAAAGAAAATTAAGGAATCAAAGCGTAGTAATGAAGACTAATTTATCCGAAGGTGGAAATGTTTTTAAAACTTCCGAAGGGCAACCGGCCACGACCCGAATCAACCGTGCGGATGTTGAATCAACTGTTAAATGGTTAGAATCTATTACCGGCCTTCCATTATTAGACAACATGTTAGGAACCACTGGTAGGAAACCTTCAAGTGGTGATTTAGACTTAGCAGTCGACGCAGATGTTGTATCTAAAGCAGAACTTGAAAGTAAATTGAACGACTGGATAACCAAGAATAATTTAAATGCCAAGGAATATATTGCAAAATCTGGAGTTTCGGTTCATTTTAAAACCCCCATAAACGGCAATGCTGAAAATGGATTTGTTCAGACTGATTTCATGTTTGGCAATCCAGAATGGATGAAGTTTGCAATGGCTGGTGAACACGGCCAAGATAACATTCGTGGCGAGCACAGGCATATTCTTCTTTCGAGCATTGCAAAAGCCCAGGGTATGAAATGGAGTTTCAAACAAGGATTGATTGACAGAGGAACCAATGAAGTTATTTCAAAAGATCCTAATGAGATTGCAAAAAAACTTCTTGGACAAACAGCAACAGCTGAGGATGTAGCCAGCTTTAACAATATAATGCAGTATGTCAAAAAATTACCGAGGTATACTGAACTCACCGCAGAAGCTCGTGAAACACTAGCTAAACAAGGCATTGAAATTCCAGAAGAACCTCAATTAGAAACTTATGAACCCGGTTCTCCTAAGTGGATGAGATCAATGATAGACATAATATCATGAATATAGATGAGCTGAAAACACTAGCCGGCGTAAACAGCTTTAAGGGATATACAGAGTATACTCCTGAAAACTTGAGTATTCCTGGTTCAGAAAAACAGCGGCTAGAAAAGGAACATAAAATAAAACCAGGCACACCAGAATGGTTTAAGTTATGGTTTGCCAAGCCGCATCTTACGGGCGAGAGGCCAGTACAATGAGAGTTTGTGAATTATTATTGGAAGCAAAACAGGTAGGCAGAGAGTTTAACCACCTAGAAGATCTTGTGTTCACTGATCCAGCGAATGGTGCTACCCGTGCTGTTGAAATACTGCGTGGTTTAGAACAGGATTCCAGTGATGTTGCAATCAAGTGGGACGGATATCCCACACTGTTCTGGGGAAGAGACAAGGATGGCAAGTTCTTGTTAGTTGGCAAAAATGCCTGGGGCAAGGTTAAAGCAGATTCCGCAAAAGAGGTAGCAGACTTTATTAAACAGTCAGGCAAGGGTGTAGAAGAAGAGCCGTGGCGTGAAAAGTTCGGCAACGACATGGCCGCGTTATGGCCAATGTTTGAACGTGCAACACCGGAAAGTTTTCGTGGATTTGTATATGGAGACCTACTATATCATCCTGGTAAACCCTACACAGGCGAAGACGGACTTATCAAGTTTACTCCAAACAAGACCACATACAATGTTAAAGTTGATTCGAAATTGGGCAGACGAATTGCCAAATCAAAAGCAGGTGTAGCCGCCACAATGGTGTTTGAAAACTTCGGCGATCCCATGAACGCAGGCAAGCCCATCGACAGCGTGGAAGAATTCAACCGCAGTTCGGATGTGGTTGTTCTAGGCCAGACCTATGTGGACCACAGACCTGCGGTGGATGTTGAAAATCTAGATAAAGTTTCAAGATTAGCGGGACAGGCACAAGGCAAGATCAAAGCATTCCTAGAACCAAGAAAAGGTCTTGCGGATATACAGGACATATTCTATCGTTATGTTAATCACATGGGCAGACAACGCAAATTGGATCAACTCAATACTCAAACCTTTTTTGAATTTGCCGAACAAAAAGTGTCTGCGCCAAAGCAAGAACGCATCCGCAATCTCGCGGCAGAGTATGAAGGTGTTATGGAAGACATCTTTGCATTGATCCGTGGAATCATGACAGCTAAAGATGAAGTTATTCGCGAACTGGACTCCGCAGAAGCAGACATAACAGCCAACATAGGTCCTGAAAAAGGCGGAGAAGGCTACGTCAAGCAGAAAGATCGTGTGAAGTTCGTTCCACGTGATAGATTCACCCTAAACTGATCAAAATCTACCCTATCTTATTGAATTATTACAGTTTTGCTAAATACTTGTAAGCCATCCTCGGAGCGAGGATATTGATAAGAGATACAAGGAGACTATCATGGCAGATTTAACAAATGGATCAAGTGTGTTCCAAACTTATAACAATGCAGGCACAGGTGTTGCTGAACTAGGTGATAACTATGCGGCTGAAAACGGCCAAGGAATTGCCGGAAAAACTATCGTTGCAACCATCCTAGGAACAGACGACACAAACGTAACTCAAGCTGAACTTGATGATTTCGTATTCGGAATTGGTAAAGCAGGCGGCGACGGAACTGGAACAGACACAGGTGGTCCAGATGCATTCACTGTAGTAGGTGTTCAGGGAACTGCTGACGGAGCAAGTGGCGCAGTTTATGTTGCTCTTCAAGGCACTGGAACATTGGGCACAGCCAAAGGCGCATATGCAACTGATGTTACAGCAGCTGCGGTTGTTACTTTTGACGGCCTACAGTAAAGTTTAAGCTTCATACTGTAAAAGGAAGCGGGTTTTTTTAACCCGCTTTTTTATTTCTGTAAATAATGTCCTATGCAGGAATACAAGATTATAACAACAATTGACATTACTAGATCTGATGCTGTAAGAAACAGTGATGACAAAATTGCTTTAGGACAACAATCAAATTTTGACACGCTTATTCAAACAATAGGGCTTCGAGCTAATGTTCAATGGAAACATGATCCTATCAAAATAGGCAATCGCTGGCTTTGGTCTTTTCAAGTAGAACATGCTGATGTTTTCTTGCTTGGCAAAAACCCAGTAGGATTACTCGAAGAGGATTTGCACAATGTTCCTGTTGTTAGCAATCTTACAAATTCAGTTGCAGTTTATCCTCCTGTATTTCAAACAACCAATAGCGATCCTAACACCTGGATACAGTTTAACTCCTACATAAGTTGAATTGCATAAAGTTTAAATAATAATATGAAAAGTATTTTTCGCAAACAGGCAGAAAGTTTTAACTCCGCCACTCAAAAAGAAGTAAAGTGGTGGGCTTATGCCGCATGGACAAGCCCATTTGCGGTCCTCGCTGGCATTTTCTTTGCACACATATTTGGATGGAAATCTTTATTTGATCAACTTGTAATAATTGGCGGAACTGTATTTTTCTCTGCGGCTGTGATATGGTGGTGGTGGGCTATCTTTAAGGTTTCAAGAATGGCAACCATGCTTTTAAACACAGCTGAAGAATTAAAGAAAATCAGTAAAGAAATGCATGCCGTTAATCGAGAAATGCACAAAGAAGATAAATAAAAGCATACAGGCAATCAAGGCTTACAATTTCCCCTAAGGCACAGTTATAATTCTCGGAGCGAGAAACAGGAGAGATTTATCATGGCCAAAGAGCCTACATCATTAGAAAAAGAAAGTCTAGAAGCACACGTTGATTTATGTGCACTCCGCTATGAACAGCTTGACAAGCGTATTGTCAGCCTCGAAACAAAAGTTGATGACATACACGATGACATTGTTAGCGGTCAAAAAAGTTTATCAAAAGTAATTATAGGAACGGCAGGAACAGTTGTAGCAGGTGTTCTTTCTATCATTGTCACAATCCTAATGAGATTAGGATAATTTCTTTAAATACCCTGTATGGGTGACATTTCAAGAAGATTCGAACAAATAATAACCAAAACCCAGAAAAAATTCTTGGACCAAGGCACTGTTTTGCCTGTTAAAACTGCCAATGGGATTCAGGTTGGGTGTGCCTTAATTACCTGCGACGGCCCTTATAAAAATCTGTATCGACAGGATAAAATTATTTTTGAAAATGTGTGTTTAAACCAGGTAGCTATCAAGCTGGCAAATTTAATCGCATGGAATAAGATTACACCAAACGCATGGGATATCTATAGGGCTGATCAAGAATATAATCGTTATTTTGTAGACAGCACCATGCTTCTTGCCAGTTACCATATGGCTTTGCGTTCAGAAGATTATTTTAGAGCAGATGTTTTATGGGCAAGATACAGCGAATCTAAAGGCAATGCATCAAAGGCGAAACTAAAAGCCGAGCGAATGTCGTCTATGAAATAAATACAGTGTCATTCTAGGAACTTAATATGAAAACATCAGATTTAAACAATTTAACAGCGTCTAAGATTAATGAGAATCTTGAAAAGTCTTTCGGTAAGAGGATAGATTTTACTCAATTTGATAGAACACAATTAGAGGATGCGCGAAATAAGTTGAGAACGCAGGTTCATCAAATGCGTTCGTCATCGGCGTTTAACGAAAATTTGGAAAATGAAACATTTTACGAAACTCAGTGGATGTTAGATGCAATTAATGCTGAGATTGCGGAGAGAGACGAACAAGAAGTAACCGAAAGCCTAGATGAAGAAGACAAAGGAAATACAATGACAGACATTAATGAAAAGTTTGAAAACCTTGTTAATCAAGAAATGTTTACAGAAGACGAGGTTGAACAAGCAAGTGCTATTGTGACTGCTAATTCAATGGTTGATAAAATAAGTAGATGGATTGAAGAACTGAGTGGAATGGAAAATGATACATTGCTGTCCTTGGGTGATTCAATACGTTCTGAAATGGGACAAGAAGACGCTAAAAAGTTTTTATCTACAGCCGCGCCCGCAATCGAAGATGCCTTATCTCATCTTAAACAAACCAGAGACGAAATGTCTACCGCAGTAAGAGTCTTAACCGGACAAGAAACTGCCACAGACATGTTAGGCGATGAACCAGACGCAGATCTAGATATGGATACTGATATGGACATGGATGCAACCGAACTTGATCTAGATGACGACGAGGATGACTTTCAAACAGCAGAACCTGCCGCTGGTGGTATAGAACCTGAAGGTAGAGAACAGAGAGAAAGTGTAGAAAATATCTATAGGATTTTGGCAGGATGAAACTAGAAAATATTGCAACCGATAAAGATCTCAAAAAGATTTTCGAACAGGACACAGATCAAATTACTATGAGAGATGCCGCCCAGGCGCAACGTGATCGTGCAGAAAAACGCAGAGACATTCGCAAGCAAATTCAGTATCTTACAACTCAACTTAGAGACCTTCGTCAAGAGCTTACTCAAACATGAGATTTAGAGAGTTTGTTGATAATCCAGTAAAAAATAAGCTGGTTACTGTTCTTAGAACCTTGAGAGGTAGATCAGCAAGCAAAGAAACTCCAGCCGAGTTGTCGTGGCCGGCCATAAACAAGATGATAGGAAATATGGCAATAGACTACGAAACATTTAAATCACTTTATGACAACGATCCGGAATTATTTAAAAACCTTATCCATAATTTTGATTCAGATGGTGTGAAGTTAGAAGTTCCTGGAGTTTCATCGAAACAACCTGCATCTGACAAGGAAGACAGTCAAGACAAAGTAGATGATATCGCAAAATCAAATGCAGAGAAAAATCTTGATTGACAGCATATAAGTCCTGCTGTAATATATACAGCATGACTGAACAACTAAAAGAATACTCACCCCCGCCGTTTGTTGGAAAATTTGACTATGTTGGATGCAAACAGATCAACGACCCAGTAACTCGCAAACGTGTATATCAAACACCTGATGGCGAAAAACTGCCAAGTGTTACAACTATCCTAGATAAAACCAAAGACAAAACGCATCTTATAGAGTGGCGCAAACGTGTTGGCGAGCAAAAGGCACAGCAGATCACTACAGAAGCCGCGGGTGTAGGCACAGCAATGCACAGTAACCTAGAGCGTTTTATTGTAGGTGAACAACGACAGCCTGGGAACAATCCTGTTCACGTCCAAGCAAACAAAATGGCCGATCAGATCATTGAAAAAGCAATCGTTGATATTAATGAAGTATGGGCAATGGAACAAAGTCTTTATTTCCCTGGATTATATTCAGGCACAGCAGATCTAATTGGCGAATACAAAGGTAATCCAGCAGTTATGGATTACAAGCAAACAAACAAGCCCAAGAAAGAAGAATGGGTCGAGGACTATTATCTACAGTTAATGGCATACACTCTCGCTCACAACGAAGTATACGGCACTGATATCAAACACGGGCATATCTTTATGTGTTCTAGAAACTTTGAATATCAACAATTTAATATTACTCCTGATAATTTTAACAAATACCACGACATGTGGTTGGCTAGGGTAGAACAATACTACGGCTTGACCGGCTAAATACTCTATAAAGTAGGAGTTATAACAGTGGCCGTTGTGCAAATCTCGAAGATCCAGGTTCGTCGTGGTAAGAAAAATTCAAACACAGGAGTTCCCCAACTATCCTCAGCAGAATTTGCTTGGGCTGTTGACACACAGGAATTATATATCGGTAATGGAAGTGTGGCAGAGGGAGCACCGGAAGTCGGCAACACAAAAATTCTCACAGAAAACGATAATTTAATAGAGCTAGCCAGCTCATATGAATTCGCAAATGATGACCCATCTATTACAACTACGCAAGCAAGATCTCTTCAGGAAAAAATCGACGAGATTCAGGTAAGTGTATTAGATTTCGGAGCAGTGCCCGATGGATCAACTGATAACACACAGGCATTTCAGAATGCCTTTACGGCGTTGTTCAGAAATATAGATGATTCATACCGAAAGATCTTGCTGGTTCCGAACGGTGAATACCTCTTCACACAAAACCTGCAGATCCCTAGCGGCGCCATAATTAGA